TGATTCAGCGGCCTCTTTTTCGTCTTTCAGTTGTTTAACGAGGCGCTTGACAAACCATTCGCGCAAGCCTACAGGGAGGCTATATGCCTCCGTAAAGCTCCAACTACCATAATACTTGAGAAAGAAGAACTGTTCGTAAACGTTCTCCATATAGTTATCGGTCAGGCCAAAAAAAGTCCGCAGACAGCGGAACCTCCATGTCCGCTTCGTGGTCACATTCTTCGCATGTAAATTCTTGCGTTAAATCAACATCGGGAGACATTAACCTATATGCGCTGCGCACATAACGGGAATCAATGGCTGGGAAGTTCTCTACTGCATAGTTGAGGGCTTCCGCCGATGTATCGCCATTTACTGCAACCACAATATTTCGTAATTGGCGTGTGACCGTGCGATCTCTTTTTTGTTTGCGATCTGCCTGAAGACCATTTATAAATCGTTTTTCGTCTGCGCCCGTTAAGAGCCGTATGGTGGCCGTGACGTTACTAGCCGGGAGCGCTACATCAAAAGTGCCATCAGCGTTAGGGGTAATGTCCATGTTGCCGGTGTCGGTGCCATCATAGGGTGCGCAGTCGGTAAGATCAAATGCATACTCTTGAGCCGTGCCGCAGGCGGGGCATACCACTTGCGTGATATAGTCGGTACCATAGGCGGCTGCGCGGGTGGCGATGATAATAGCGTTTCTATCACCGACTAATAAGTGATCTGCTTTGATGGCCGGATCAACGATTAAACTTTGAATTACGCGATCTAGTGCTACGCCTTGTTTTAACAAAGTGCGCGATGTAAGCATGTCTTCTTCTTTCGCCGTCATGTGGCGAATTTCCACCGTAGTCATTTGGTGCAGGGGGTGGGTTTCGGTATAGAAACGGCCTCCCGAGGGTAGCTCTACAAATTCCGTAGGAACTACGAAAGAAAAAGGCGTTGCCTCTGTGTCTCCGCCCATTAAAGATTGGGGAGGAGCGTTATCCGGTTGGGGCTGCTTGGTGCCTCCAACTCGATTTTTGTTACGTGACAAAATTCACCTCTCAATTATCTATTTTGTCTATTAAATTCTTATGTGGCAGCGGGCCCGTTGAAGTACGTGGAGTCTGCGCCGGTGCCGCCGGACTTAGAGGATGCTTGCTTGGATTCTAAGGTTGCCCAGTCATACTGGAGCGTAATGTCTACCTGAGTTAACTCATCGTTTCCATATTCCAGGGTATCACCAAACTTAACATCTTGAATCCAGGCGTTAACCAGGGTCCAGGTTTCTAACTCGTTGCCGTCGCCATCCAATTGTTGGATTTTTACCGAGCCCAAACTGCGGGTTACCTTCGATTTGGACATCGTTTGAAGGACATCGGGATTTGTGGGAGGAGTATATCCCCCAGCTTGCAGAATATCGGCGATAGTGGCCGTAGTATCTACGTCTTGAACAGGATCTACCATACCAATGGTAACAGTATTCCAGGTAACGGAGCCAGGATAATAAAAAGTATGGTTCAAATACTTATGCTCTGCGGCCGCAATTGTAAATGAAGGCTTCGCGGCGGTTTTTGCCCACCATGCGGTGCTCTTACCTTGCTCCAGTCCACCGAAGCTCACTATAAATCTAAAATTTCTTTTCGGATCTTTTAGATTGTCGCCGCTTTGTTGATTTTTTCCCCAGAATGCCATAATATAAAACTCCTATCTAACTCTAAGTAGTGTATTAGAAAAAACTCTATCAAGTTTAATCATCAAAAGATGCTCCCGTGGACATAATCACAAAGTCAATTGCGATATATTCAATGGCCCGAGCGGGCTTCACCATAATCTTCGCATACATGATGTTTTGGTCGATAAGATCGGGGGTCGTTGTCGACTCATCTAACACCAAGCGATAATCACTGATACCGAATCCGGCGCGCACATTTTGAAGCAGCGGCTCTACCAGACCCTTAAAGCGTAGCCACGTTGCCGGGACATTTTGCTCAAACAGAACCTGCGTTGACAGAATCGAAATCTGCTTCTTCAGATAAATCACCAGACGGCGCACGTTAATGCGGTCTAGCGCAGACTGGCGCTCTTGAAGCGTCTTTTGTCCAAAGACCACAATTCCGCTAGAGGGGAATGAGGCAATGGGATTAATGTTAGCTTCATAGAGGCGATCTCGCTGACGCGAGGTCAGTCGCTCGCTTACACCCGTGATGGGGAGCCCTGCAGCACCTTCGGTAAGGCCACCGCGGTTGAAGCCGGCGGGAGCAAACCAAAGATCCGAGGAGCGCTCGGAAGACGCTAAGACACCCATCATAGCTACACTGGGTGGAACCCAAAGAAGCTGACCGCTGTTCTCATCGCGGGCCTGAACCCAAGGATAGAACGTACAGCCATAGCTGGAGTCAATACGTCGGTTGCGCAGTGCGGTGGCTGCTTGTGTAGGATTAGTAGCTACACGATCAGCCTGACTGCTATAATATCTTTCTGCTCTCGGCACATAGACGTTGGGCAAGTCAATCAGTGCCAACGAATCCGCGCGATCTTCACAGGTATTTACCATATGAGAAGTTAAGCTCTCGATGGTTAATCCAGGCGCAGCCAATAAGTTCATATCGATAAACTCGGGATCTGCCACTGTATCAATGGCGCGGCGCCAGCTATAATAGCTATAGCTGTTATTCTCGGTGGAAGTACCTTCTGTCATTCCTAAGTTATAGAGTGGATCTGGCTTCATAATGTTAAAGCCATCAAAGCCACCCCAAACCGGAGCAGTAAACCGGGTATAGCCGGCATCGAGCAAGTCGGTATAACTTCCGCTCGAATAAGACCTTTCTGCGGCTCTCGAACCAGAATTATAATAGAATTCTGCGGTGTTTCCGGAAACCTTGGCTACCACATCGTCGAGTGAGAAGACATAGCCATAATCATTGACGCCTTGGGCTGTTCCTGCGCCGCCGCCTCCACTAAATCCGGCATAAAGCAAGCGATGCAAACTAGCCACGCTTCTGTCAGCTTGAGTAGAAGGACTAGTGCGTGTTCCGCGGCGGTTGTCGAAGCCGAAGAATGCGTTGGTCGGGTCGGCCAATCCTGCGGAGGATGCCGACAAGACTAGACGGTCTGTTGGGAAACTAAAGGATGCGGTCAGACAAGCTGCCAGATGGCCTCCTGATCCGGACACAAAGTTATGGGCATCATGAGCCACACCACCAGACACAAATTTGTTGGTCCAGGTGACGCCTGCTGCTGTGGCACCGCCATATGCGCCGGTAACGGTTGTGAAGTTGGGAGGACCGAAATAGCCGAATGGCAATAAGGTCGCGTCTGTTCCACCGACTGCAGCGTCGGGGTTCATTTCCACATAGAAGAACTTAGACTGATTAGGATAATCACCATAAGTCTTCAATGACTTCGTTTGGGTATCCCATTGAGTATATTGAGTACCAATGCGGCGACCAATGTAATTGGGAGAAGACGGATCGAGAGTCAAGTTGTCGAAACGCTCCACCACTTGAATAGCGTTATCAGTATCATTAAGGTGGCGCATGATGAGGGAAAAGCTGCCATAATCTGTCTGTGTAGTCATCGATTGACGTACATTAGCTACAGATATTTTAACATGTTTTTCAAGCCATTCACCATAGCCGCGGCCGATCAAGCGGAACAACTTCTGTTGATTGAAGGGAACGAAGGAGGCTGCAGAGCCTAAATCTTGCCCAATAAACCAGCCGGTACGGCCGTCGCGGGAAGCTTGACCCAGCATGTTTTGTGGACCTGTGCCGCCGGACGATCCACTACAAATGGGAACAATAATTCCTTGGGCATCACCGGTAAGGCTGTTGTCCCGGAGGGACTGTTCATAGCTCTCACCGAGCCAATAAGTTTTTGCGCTAGCGCTAGCATAAAAGAAAGCACCGGATACCAATTGAGGATTGGTATTAAAACGCTTACGAACAAAGTTGGCCGAGTTGTCATCAAAGCCGAAGGTAACCTTTTCTTCGGTGCCTGCGGCGTCTGTGGCAATGATAGTGAACAAGTTACTAGAATCATTGCCGATAACAGCGTTAAGGGCGCCGGTTGTTGGGGCCTGTACGGTCCCGCCGGTACCACCACCGCCTCGGATTGCGCCACTTAAGCGCATATAACCATCATTCATATAAAATGTTGCTGCAAGGCGCGCCGTACCGCAGTCGCGGCCGGAGCCACTCGCCATAAGGAAGAGGCCATAAGCTCCACCCGCGGTAGAGATCACCGAGCTATTATAGTTGTTAGTTCGCCAGCCCGCTTGAGCGTCCAAGGTTCCATCTTGGTTGGGGCTCTGTTCTCCGAGCACACGCACATAAGTTAAGGGGGCCACATTTGCGTTTAAGAAGGCTTTAGCCGCAAACGTTCCATACATGGGGGATTGGCGGTTGCCATCCCGGTATACATCTCCACCGCCGTTGCCGGCTACAGTGTCTCCAAACACCTCCACAAATTCCGAATAAGATTCGACTTTAACGGGCTGCATGGCAGGGCCGCGCGCTGCGCGCCCAATCACTACGGGGCCAATTGCATCGGGCTGCCTGGGAATAAAGGAGTTGTCTATTTCGTTTATAAACACTCCGGGGGAAACGAATTTAAAATTCTTTACTGACATATCACGGTTCCTTCTTGTAAAATTAAGAGTATATTTGACGCCTTTGTCTTAGATAAATAGTATTTTCAATCTCAAACGTCTCCTGAACTTAAAAGAAATATAGGGGTTCACTTCAGGAACTATTCTCAAATATATCTCCAAACAGATTGGGTACACCGGGAGGCGCGACACTTTCTTGTGGGAAGCTTACTTCTACCGCGTTTTCGTGAACTTGAACGATAGGGCGATCATCATTATCTCCCTCTCCCATCAAATATCCAATAATCCGAATGCTAATTTGGGTTTGGAACATGCGCATATCTTCGGCTAAGTTGTTGACATTATTAGTTTGACTAAACTCTTGTTCAATGAAGGCTTCATAAAGATGGCCGTTTTGACGCAACAGAAAGGAGTTAATTTGACCGGTGCGTGCCATGAAAGGGGTTACTAAGTCATTCATCTGTTGTTGGTATTCCGATTTAATAGTAATGGTATAATCTACATTCACATATACGGGAATGGGGATCGAAAGAGATTGAATGACGATTTTTTTATTGGGGCGCGGATAATAACGTTGACGCTCACCGCTGGTATTGGTGCGCGTTCCCGTAGCCACGGCGAAATTGCGTGTTTTGTCACGGACAATGCGTTTGGCAATTACCCACCGCCCGGAACGACCATTATGCTTATTAGAATATAAGTTCGCTTGAAAGCCTCCCTTTCGTTCGGGATCTTTGACAATACCGGTACGCTCAATACTCACTAAAGGCAGCTTTAGGGCGCCCGCATCATCTCGTAAGTTTTTCTTGTGCTTGATTTGGTAAGCGCGTTCGGGTGCTTGCCATAAAACAGGCACATGAGTGAACCCTTCGTTAGTACGAGTCGATAAATTAAGGTCCTCTTTAAGCCAGGAGACAATAGACTGATCGATATTCTCGATAGTCGATGCTAACATCCCTAGTTCTTTTAAGGTTATCTTATCTTTGCCCTTGGGCAACATTGCAAAATCAAAATTATCAGGTAGCATCGAATAGTCCCTTTCTGGCGCGTTTACAAGTAGCTGTAATCTCAAAGCTATAGTCTACTTGGCCAAACAGCTTGCGCGGTTCGGACAATTTCACGATTTCGTAGAAGTAGTCTCCATATAACACGAAATCTCCTTCTCTCACATATAAGTCTTGATCCTCAGTAAGCCGGCGGCGATGAAAATAAACATTAATTTCCCACGATTTGTCAATTCCTGCGTTTTCCATATATTCGGTCACATAGTCGGTAAACTCCACCAGGGCGTAAACCCGAATGGGAGCCAAATAAGTTTTCTCGATGGCTTCACCATATAACTCATTAAAATCTGTAGTGGCCATATCAATAGGATAGTAAAGGATCTGTTGGCCGATGACTTTTTCAATTAGCTCATCATTAACCTGTTTAACGAGATTTCGTTCTTTTTCTCCTAAAAATAAAGGAGGAGGTGGGGCCGGTGGTCTTTTCCATTCATCTGACATTCATCTTATCCTACAAAAATGGGCAGTGGGGAATACACAAATGTCTCCGCGGTCGCCTTGGCTTTTTCTTGGTCTTGTTTGACCAATTCTACATATTCTACCTCTTTCAACATCTCTACGAGCTTCTCTTTTAGTGTAGTCTGTTCTTCCTTGGCTTGGCTTAGTAAATCCGCATAGTTAAGGGTGACGCTCTCACCGGGAATGGGTACGGTCGTAAACTTGCCTCGAATCTGCCCGAGCATCTCTTTACAGACGGCTAATGCATATTTGCGAATCCACTGTTTACCCATCGAGTTAATATTTTCATAGGGTAAGTTTCCAAAGGGCAGCGTATTCATGTTATTGATACCCGCTTGGGATCCCGAATAATCCGCCGGTGCGGCCCAAGCATTATCTTCTACATAAAATCTCACCCAAATCCGATCAAAGTCATCAAAGCCCCAATATTCCGGGGTCGGAAAGAGGCGGAGGCGCCCATCAATCAACTCATATGAATAATTGGAAGTTCGCGTAGTGATCGAGTCTTCATACATAATAGCTTGCATTTTATTCTGCCATGTGGGAATAATTTCAAAAGTAGAATCATCCGCAAACTGACCATAAGTCGAGTAATTACCTACGACACCCACCCCTCCATAGTAGCCGTAGAAGCGCCACATTGCCCTAGGAGACTTGTAAAAAACTTTAGTGACTATGACACGTCTATCATTAACTTTACCGCTATAGTCCACAGCACTGCCGTCATCATCGACCCCCGAATCGGAGGCGCTAGCAATAATTTCTTGAACATTATAATCCTGCCCGTTGCCGGGCTTAAAGGAGGCGGAATATTCTCGAATGGTTCCACCAAACCCAGCTACAGCAGCTAAGCCATCGCCGACTTTCTTGGCAACCGACATTTGGAAGCGGGGAAACTTTAGACTAACATCTTGAGGGCCGGTGTGGCGGTCCCCTTTGTGATCGAAAGTGCCGGTAGCATCCCCCATCACATCTGAAAGGACATTTTTCCCTTGATGCGTGTTGATGATATAAGAATATTCTAAAACAGCTTCTTCGTAGGCTGCATATACATTATTAGGGGTTAATTCTATATCAACAACATCGCCCCCTAGTTTGCGATATACATAGCCCACCTGCAGGGCCGCACCACTTAGAAAGGCGGCTGACCCGGTATACATTCCGAAAGGTAATCCGGCAGCAACGGCAGTTGCACTTCCTGTTGACGTGAGAACAATAGGACTAGTAGTAGATTTAGGGCTTAAGTTAGTTGGCATAGATTTAAAGTTCCTCTTCTCTAATTAGTTTTTTAAAACATAAAAACGAAAATCTCAAAAATTTACCGGAGAAAAAATTTGGCAGATCGACATTTTCACTTTTAAACCTCTAAAAACAAAAACCCCCACCAAATATTTGGTGGGGGTTTTAAATTTAGCTACTGATTAATTATCAGGCGCCGCTCTGACCAAGGAGTCCCTCGACGATAACGAGACCGTACATATCGGGACGCACCATCTTCTTGGCGTACCGAGTCATCACGCCCTTGCGGGGCACGAAGTCTTCAGGGCCAAAGATAGTGGGAGTAGTCTGCAGTGGTACGTAAGGAGCGTACACGTATCCGCTTTCAAGGAAAGAGGAACCGCGACGTCCAACGAGGACTACAGTCCGTGGGAAGTACGGGTCTACATAGACATCGAACTTCTTGGAGAGACTACCCACCTTCACAGCACCAGCCGTACCACGGTCACCGTCAGCGGTAACATTGGCACGGAAACCAGCGGTGAACTCCAGGATGTTGGCAACTTCAGGTCCACAGACGATGAAGTTAGCGCCACCACGCAGAGTCTTGCGGTGGATTTGTGCAGAGACGTCATTGACAGTCTCGATGAGGGTCTCATACCACTCACTCACAGTACCGGTGAAGTCAGGAGCCTTGGCAGATGCGCCAATTTCCTGTCCGGTGGTCCGGTTCACGAAGAGACCGGGAGAGCGAGACCAGTAATA